CCGCCGCTTTCTGCGCTGCGGCATCCATACCAGCAAGCAATTCGGCATCGCGCGACTGTTTTTTAGCCTCTTCAGTAGCCGCGGCTATTGCTGATAAAGATAACTCATCAATTAATCCAATTGATACCCCTGGAATTTTATTTAGCTGAGTAATTAAATCATTAATTATTCCAATAGCTCCATTAGCCATCGATTCTAAAATTTCAATTGTTTTAAGCTTGGCTGAACTAAAAGCATCTGCAATACCATTTCCAACCCATTGGAAAAATAATGGTACTTGGTCAAAGAAATTTAGTATTGAGTTCCAAATCTTAATAACTCCATATTTAAAATCCATGTTTGTTTCCCATAAATCTATTATCCACAAAGTAACCGCAATTATTATAGCAATTAATGCCGCTATTGCCATTATGATAACACCAATCGGGTTTGCAGTAAGTGCTAAATTTAATATTTTTTGCACGGCAATCCAAATTACAATAGCGGCTACAACGGCTCCTATAATTATAGCTAATATTTTACCAGCTTCCCCAAAGTTTTGCCATGCGTAAATGGCTACAGCTATTGCCGCAACAATTATTAAAATCCACCAGTTCGCCGCTAAGAATGCCAATCCTACCTGTATCCATCCAACAACCATTGCGGCTGTAGCTTTAATAGTTGTCCACATCAAAGTTAATGTGCTTGTAATAGCCGCTGAGATAGTCGGAAAGAATAATGTCGCAAAGATTGCAGCTATTGCCGTAATAGTTGCAACTATGGCATCTCCATAATCTGTCCATACTTGTTGGACTTTATTTCTAAAATCCTCGTTCGTCTTGTATAGCTCCACTATCCATAAAATTAAGTAGGCTATTAATGCTATAATTGTTAAAATACCTGCCGTCTTAAAGCTTAAACCAAATAACTTTCCAGCTTGCACGAACGCCTGTGCCGCCATTATCATTTTAATTATGAGCATGGATGTTATTAACCCGCCTATAACATACAATACATTTTTAATTGTACTTTCATTAGCCTCTACCCACTTAACTATGTCTGAGGCTAAATTCATTAGGTCAATAGCCTTATTAGCTATCCATATAATTCCATTAACAATACTAGTGCTTAGTTTATTAAACTTTTTGCTATTCACAAAAGCGCTAGCTTTTTCAATTATCGGTTGAAATGCTTCTAACGCATCATTTTTAACTGACGTCCAAACATCGCCAAAGGTTTTAGGCATTTTTTCAAAAGTAGAATTAATGTCCTCAGCAGCATAAAACATTGAGCCTTTAATAACATCAGCTGTTAACATTCCTTCGCTGGATAAGTCTTTTAACTCTCCCTTACTTTTACCCATAAATTTAGCAATAGCATCGGCAAGCATTGGAGCATTCTCTATTATACTTCTGAATTCATCTCCTTGCAATGTGCCGGCCGCCATGGCCTGGGTTAACTGATGCATTGCAGAAACCTGCTCTTGCATTGTGGAACCACCAATTTTAAATGACTTGTTCATTAATTCAGTAAATGCAATAATTTCTTCGGCACTCTCAAAAGCTTCCCCTGCTAATAAGCCCATTTTAGAAATAGCTGCAGCTGTTTCAGAATATTCCGCCCTGGAGCGTCGCGCCGATGCTAATATCTTATTTTGTAACTGGTCGGTTGTTAATAATCCGTCATTTATTAAATCTAATCTTGCATAAGTTAATGTAAAATTATCTGCTACATCAGTCATTGATGCTATCTTTTGTAGAGTAGCTTTAATTGTATATATAGCAGATGCGGCGGTAACTAATGGATTTTTAAATCCGTGAAAGGATTTTGTAGCTTTATCTGCTGCGGCTGGAAGTTCTTTTATTTCATGTTCAAGTTTATCTATGTTACTTGCCGCAGCTGTTGCATTTTTTTGTATATTTTTAAATGCCCCGCTACCTGTTTTATCTGCATTATTAAGTCCNTCAATTGCCGAATCCATCATTTTATCAAATTCCGTTAAAGATGAAGTCGATTTATTTATGCCAGCTTGAATGCTATTGAATGGTTTTTTATCAAGTCCCTTTAAATTATTAGTTATTTCATGCACCTCTTGCTGAAATAGTTGAGCTTGACTAATAACCTTTTTTGTATCTATTTGTAAATTAGTTAGAGTAGTATTATCCAAATTATTTAGATTAGACATTATAGGAGTTACAGCATTTTCGAGGTTAAGGAATTGATTCTGCAGTTCTTGAGCCTTTAGTTTAACATTATCAAATGATACATTCTCAAATCCATGGATATTGATATCGTCTAAATTAATATCTGTAGCTAATTTTTGCATATAGTTGTTAAATTCAGCGGCATCAGCCTGCAGTTCATTAAAAGGACTATCAATAATTATAGGGTCAATCTTAAACGATGCCTTTGGCATATTCTTTATTTGCTGCTCTAATTCGTTAATATCCTCAACAAAATTATTAAGAGAATGAGAAGCGATTTGGGNATCTTTTTGCATACCAGTAAAAACAGAGTTATTAACCCTTGCCACATTATCCATAGTGTTGATAGTAGTTTCCATTGTATTTATTATAGCTTTCAGCACTGTAGACATATTATCATTCAAACCAATTGTATTTTTAATTGTGGCCATTATCTTTTACCTCTCTTTCTCTTTAATTTTGATGCTTCTTTTTTCTCCTGAGCTATTCTTTCATCAATCATAGCAATAACAAGCGCTTTCTCTTTACGCGGAAGATGCGCAAACTTGGACGGCTCCCAATGAAATTTATTGAGTGCATAATAAGCGTACCAAGTTTCTCCATCACCTTCCGTTAAGAGTTTTTTGCTTCTTCAACGGTTTCTTCCATATCCTTATCAAAGCCGGATAGTGCGGAAATTCTTTGAGATAACTCTGCAATTTCCCCAGCTAGTAAGCTCTTATACAGAAATTGCTCCGGAGTAGCACAATTTGCCTGTTTAATGGCTTCAGCATTCCTAAAATTAGGCTCAATAGTATGGTTTAAAACTACAAGCTGGTTAAATAGTCCACTATCAAATTCCACCTTTTTATGTCTACCAATTTTAGTTGAAAGTTTTTGATATTCCGCAAACTCCGGGCCGGTCATGCCCTTAATTTTAAATGGAAATTGTTTTAGTCGACTTGACACAACTACCTCCTCGACTAAATTATCGACCGGGTTTTCAATTAAAAAATTTACTAAATTACTCATTTATATTCTCCTTTTTATTTTATACTACAGGCTTGCCGAAACTGTCTAAGATATCAAAATCATCGAAAGTGAAATCAATATCTTCATCCAAGGTTTCCGAATCAACATCTAACTTAGCAAGTGTCAAACTATCTAAGTTACAATTATATAGTACGATAGTTTGCTTACCTATGGTTGAGGCAGGGTCGTCATTAACTATGGTTAAGTTAAAGTATGTGTCCTTACCAGTTTTAGCATACTTTAATGCTATTTCTCTGAATAATGATGTAATATAATGCACTGCCATTGAGCCACTGCCTGTCCATCCGGTAGGCTTATGCTGGGTGCCTCTTTTTCCAAGTGCTCTTACTTCGGTTTTTTGCTTTTCAAATGTGGCTTCAACAGTTTTTACGAAAAATAGGTCTTCCACCACTCCATTTATAATGGCCGTTGCTTTGCCTTCCTGACCACTAATTGTATCGCCAGCTCTTAAAAATGAACTCATTAAAATTCCTCCTTTTCATTAACCGACTAATACGGTCATGTATAATTTTTCCATTGAGTCTACAGGCTGAATTGCTAAATTTGCAGCTACCGAATCAATATTCTGTCCAGCCTCAACCTGTATGTCTACAGCACTATCGAAATTTTGAATAGCTGAGATAGCTTGCAAATCATTAAGATAGCTAATAATATCGGACTTGAAAATATTTCGGCCATCTGCATTGTTACTAACTTTGCCAAGATAGTTCCTTTCAAAAATTAATGCAATTGAGTTATTAATTTCATCAAGTGTTCTAATAACTCGGTTTTTGCTAAAAGCGTACCCTTTTTCGGGAGTAAATGTATGCAGCGTATTAATATCCTGCTCTATTACAATTGCCCCGTCTCTCCTTGTAGACAGTACCAACTTACCTTGCTTTAACGCATCTTCAATATCCTCATCCCCATAAGGNGCAATACCNTCTGGATAGGTGATTGAAACTGCTCCATCAATAACATGATAAGTATTGGAAGTATCTACGCTTGAGCCTGCTGTTAGGCCTGCTATATAAGCTACGAAGGATGTCGGGCTAATTACCTCACTAGCTGTTGCGTATCCTTGATTAACTGATATAATGCCTTCATAATCGGCCTCAGCATTATACAAGACCGCCTGCACTTTCTTTCCTATAACTTCACGCATGTTTTTAATAAAAGTTATAATGTTAGCATTGATCGCTTCAGTCTCGTATGGAATACCCATAGTGTCCCAATTGTACGACTTAATCTTGTCTAGATATGTAGCATAAGTTGATTGAGATATTGTACCATTAGTACCTGAAGACATAGTAACTCCGGCCTGCGCCTCTAACCCTCCGGTACCACTAAATACTACCCAATCATTAGGCATTAACTCTGCGATAGTGCTTACGGTTTGTCTATCTCTTTCAATACCTCTAAAGGTAGTAATTACATCAAACTTA